CTTTCTGAATTCTCTGCTACCGTCAATATAGGTAAAACCGTTAATGCGTCTCTTGAGTCAATAACGCTCACAGAGTTTGCTGCAGACCTCAACCTTAATAAGACGATCAGCGCATCACTAGAATCCTTGTCAGTTACTGAATTTACAGCTGACATCAATCTAAACAAAGCTATCAGCGCGTCATTAGAATCATTAACTCTCACAGAGTTCACGTCTGATGTAAATCTGAACAAAGTCATTAGCGCATCGCAAGAATCACTATCTGTTACAGAGTACTCAGCTACAATCCAGCTAAACAAGGCCATAGCTGCTACTCAGGAGTCCATCACGCTCACTGAGCTTGCCTCTAGTGTAACGCTAGGGACCACGATTAATGCCAGCCTAGAGACCTTAGATTTAACTGAGTTTGCGGCAACAATACAGCTCAACAAGTCGATAAGTGCCAGTCTAGAGTCCCTATCATTAACGGAATATGCATCTACAGCAAAATTAACGTATAATATCCAGGCAAATCAAGAGTCACTAGAGATCACCGAGTACTCTAGTACGATCACGATGGACAAGAACATAGCCGCATCCACAGAGAGTTTATCTTTCACAGGGCTAAGTTCTGTAGTGGTAGGCAAAGGACTACTATGGATAGAGATGAATAATTCATCTAATTCATGGTCAATTATGACCAATTCATCTAACTCATGGTCATTAATGGCTAATGAAACCACAACTTGGACAATTCAATAACGGCGAGGTCTCAAAATGGCACAAGGTGACGTAGTATTCTTTGATCAATTCTTGGTGGATGTGTTTAAGAAAGTCCATAATATGGATTCTGACACAATCAAGGTTGGGTTTACGGATGGCACAACCACCCCAGCTACAACTACAGCTGATCCTCGATGGGGAGCTGGCGGAACAACCAACTTCTTATCTGAAGAGGTAACACCAGGCGGGAACTATTCCACTGGTGGACCGGACATTACAGCGGGCGCTTCTGTAGCGCTAAGTGGTGGAGCCTGTGTATTTGACTCAACAACCAATGTATCGATATCCCAACATGCTTCAAATCCAACTAATGCTCGATGGGGTATACTGTTCAACGATACAGCAACAGGTAAGAATGCTGTTGGGTACGTTGACTTTGGCAGCTCAACTGATATGAGTGGTGGCGACCTTACAATCACATGGAACGCTAGTGGCATCAGCTCTACTGATCAAGCATAATGCTAGTTGTACAACAGTATGTACAAGTATAAGCTCAGTTATAGGAGGTAAATATTTGATATGGGTATGAAACCTGGGCAAAAAACAGCGAAGATAGCAAGAAAGGAGCAAAGGCAAGAGGAATTGCGTGAAAAGCTCAAAGGCGCCCACTACTTATCGCAGATAGATAAGTGCGTCAAAGAGGTTGAGAACGCTAACTATGATGTGAGTACATCCGAGTTGGCTGCACGCAAGTTTGTAGTTGATACTAACTTCAGACGCCTTGCTAAAGTACTTCCTGATCTTAAGGCTATTGAGGTGGCTGGCCCTGATGGTGGCGCTATTAACCTGGTCCAAACAGTGGCTAGAGTTATTGTTGATCCTGTACAACCTGATTCGGAGCCAACGGTTGACGATACTGCAAATACCGACAGCTAGAGTGTTCGAGCCCTTATTGGAGCCAGCTAGGTATAAGGGGGCGCATGGCGGGAGGGGGTGTGTTCACCCTGATACGCCCATTGATACTCCTAGCGGACAGATTAAGATAAAAGACTTCAGTGGTGGAGATGTATACTCATGGCTGAATGGAAGGCGAGTGATAGCTAAGGCGACACAGCCATATTCGTGTACTGAAGAGGATCTGTACAAAGTAAAACTAAAGAATGGCTCGTCAATCATCGTGACTGACGAACACAAGTTCTTAACTAATCGTGGTTGGGTTGAATTACGCGACCTTTCCATGTCCGACGAGGTTGCCTGCGAGCGTGGTCAAGCGCCTTCAAGCCTTCCTCGGACCAGTTCGGGCAGCGTCCTTTTAGAGTCTCTCGTAGGTGTTCAGCATTTGATGCGAACACTCGTAGATTATCTGGGTGGTTATTCTTTATATCCCCATCAATATGATCCACAACCTCTTCAGGTGATAGGTAGCGCCCAATCTTCTCCTCAACCACTAAACGGTGAACAGCAACGTATGACCCATGCTTTAACCCGTTTGGATGGCTTAGAGTCCTTCGGTACAGATAGCCCTTCATTAGCTTTTCGCCATGCTTCCAGTCGTGCCTCTGCTCCATCCTTGGGACGACAATATTATGAAGCTTTGGGAAATTGTATCGACGAAATATACTCTGCACGGCATTTGCAGTCTTTCCGATCACATCTGCAATCTCTCTACTGTAGAGCCCAGAAGCTGCTAGCTCCATCACTCTCAAGACTGTGTCTGGCTCCTTACAGCCAGAAAGGTCAAGCTCAAATCCTTCAAAAGCTTTCGAGCAAGCTTCAGCATGCAAGTTTCGATACTCCTGTTTTGGATCAGTCATACGGTTCCCTCAGTGATGTTGAATTAGATTTCGATTATATCGGAATTGAATTGATCCGCAAACACAGCCGCCAAGCATATTGGGACTTACATGTGTTTGGTACGAATAATTACCTATCTAATGGGATTGTTAACCATAACTCAGGTAAATCTCACTTCTTTGGCGAACACCTTATTGAGGAGTCCATGATTCATAAAGGGCTCTTGTCGGTCTGTATCCGAGAAGTACAGAAGTCACTAAAGGATTCAGCCTACCGATTACTGTGCGGTAAGCTTCAGGCTTTAGGTCTTGGTGAGAAGGATGGGTTTAAGGTATTCAAGGACCGAATAGAGACCCCAGGCGACGGGGTGATCATATTCCAAGGTATGCAAGATCATACTGCGGAGTCGATCAAGTCATTGGAGGGGTTCATGAGGGCATGGTTCGAGGAAGCTCAAACTATGTCAGCTGTAAGTTTACGACTGCTTAGGCCAACAATCAGGGCAGAAGGGTCGGAGTTATGGTTTTCATGGAACCCCAGGCGGAAGACTGACCCAGTAGATGTGATGCTAAGGCAAGGCGAAGTACCTACAGGGGCGGTTGTAGTGAACGCTAATTGGTCTGATAACCCATGGTTCCCAGATACATTAGGGCAGGAAAGATTGGATTGCTTAAGAGATGACCCTGATCAATATGAGCACATATGGGAGGGTGATTATGTATCTGTATCATCCGGCGCTTATTTTGCCAAACATATAGCTGATGCGCGCAGAGAAGGAAGGATTGGTAAAGTTGGACCTGACCCATTAATGACTATCAAGCTATTCGTGGATATCGGCGGGACAGGCGCTAAAGCCGACGCATTCTCCATATGGGTTGCACAGTTCATTGGTAAGGAGATCAGGGCTATAGACTACTATGAATCCGTTGGTCAACCCTTAGACGCTCATGTAGCATGGTTGCGAGAAAGGGGGTATACTCCGGATAGAGCACAATTTTATCTACCGCATGATGGTAAGACGCACGACAGAGTTTACGATGTTTCATACGAGAGCGCCCTTAAACAAACCGGTTACAAAGTGGAGGTGATCCCAAATCAAGGAAAGGGAGCAGCCATGGCTCGAATTGAGTCGGCACGGAGAGTTTTCCCTAATGTCTGGATTGACGCTGAGAAATGTAAAGGTGGTATCGATTCGCTCAGTTGGTACCACGAAAAGAAGGACACGATTAGAGGTATCGGGTTAGGCCCAGAACATGACTTCGCTAGTCATGGGGCCGATGCCTGGGGTTTGATGTGTATTGTTAATGAACGCCCACAACCTAAGTGGGGCAAGATCAATTACCCAAAGGTAGATATTGTATGAGTATCAAGCAACAAATAGAAATTAATGGCCTGAAAGACAGAGTCGAGGCTTTAGAGCGAAAGATGAACATCTTAAATGAAGAGCCTAGAAAAGTAGCTGGCAAGCCTGACCGCACACAGCCGGCTCCAAGCAAGAAGGCAGGTAAATCCGATCCTGTTCAATCTGTATAAAGGGCTGACTGATGCCAAAGATGAGAGATCATGAGCTACTCGCGATTGTTGGACAAGCTAAAGATGATGCTGTGGTCTTTCAGGGCGAGTTCATTCGTAAGCAGGAAGAGTTCTTACAGTACTATCTTGGGTGCCCATTAGGCAATGAGATAGACGGCCAATCACAAGTAATCTCTACTGACTGCGCTGACGTTGTTGACTCTGATATGACGTCTTTGGTCCGTATGTTCCTTGGCCCACAAGAGCTGATGGAGTTCACTCCACGGACCGGGTCTAACGTAGATATCATTGAGGCCGAACAGAAGACGCAATATATTAACCATTTAGTCAAGGGGCAATCTAATTCATTCAAGATACTCCATGATTGGATGAAAGACGCCCTAATACAAAAGATATCATCCCTCAAGTATGAGTACTTTGAAGAGGAGACCGTCCGAGAGTATGAATATGACGGCCTAGATGATGATGAGATAACCTTGATGGTCGCTGATTTCGATGATGACGTTGAGATCATTGGTCGTGATGAGGATGAAGGTGGTCACTTTATACGCTTTAAAGTTAAGCGAGTAGAGAAGGGGGTGAGGTTCTTTAATATCCCTAGTGAAAACTTCCTTATAAGCCGTAATGCTGAGAACAAGGATGATGCTGAGCTTGTTGGCGATAAGACCATGGTCACCCGTGGCGAGCTAGTGGCCCAAGGATTTGATGAGGATATAGTTAAAAGCCTACCCTCTGGCGAAAGAGAAGACGATACATCGCTGCCTGCTATTAGGTTTAGCGCAGAAGGCGGGCTGGATGAGAGTGAGCCAGTCAAGCATTGGGCCTCAGAAGAGATTGAAGTATTTGACTTATACGTGAAGGTCGACTATGACGGTGACGGGTTAGTTGAGCGCCGTAGAATCATTATGGCTGGCAATAAGATCCTTGAGAATGAGCGGCATGAGCATGTACCGTTCGCCATCATGTCAGCTACATTAATGCCTCACACGATCATTGGCCGATCGAGAGTAGAAATCACCCAGCAAACCCAAGACATTAAGACTGCCTTGTATCGGCAGGTGCTTAACAACATCTATCGAGTAAATAATGGCCGAGTCGTAGTAAATGAAGACGACACCAATATTGATGATCTTTTAGTCGCTAGGCCAAATGGAATAGTGCGCACCAGGTTGCCAGATCCTAGGGCAGCAGTAGCGCAGCTTGAAACCCCGTACGTTGGCGATAAAGCGCTACAGATAGTTCAATATGTTGACGCAGTAAGGCAGCAGACCACAGGCGGTATCACAGCTAATCAGGGCCTTGACTCTGATCAACTGCACAAGGAAACAGCAACTAGGTTTGCCGGTGTTGAGAAGGCAGCCACAGCTAAGGTTGAGCATATCGCAAGAGTATTCGCAGAGACCGGGTTCAAAGACTTGTTCGACGGTATGGCCTGGTTAGTTTCGCATTATCATAACGATAAGGTAGAAATACTGTATAATGGTGACAAGTTACTCATTGATCCACGATTCTGGAGATTTGAGCACAACATCCGGTCAAACGTTGGCTTAGCTGCCAGCTCTAACGAGAATATTATGCAGAACTTGGGCAGTATTCTATCAATACACCAACAGCTTAAAGCTACTGGGTCACCAATAGTTGATGATGCAAAGACGTTTAATGTGCTTGACAAGGTAGTTAAGGCAATGGGACTGCATACTTCTAGGGATATGTTCAACGATCCAACTAAGCCTGAAGAGTTATTGGCCGCAGAGAATGAGCAATTAAGGTCCGCTGTGGAGCAGTTACAAGCCCAAATACAGCAGAATCCATTGGCTGAAGCTGAGCAGATTAGGGCTCAAGCCAAGCTTATCGAAGCTCAAAGCAAGAACAGTATAGATGCAGCTAAGTTGCAGCAAGATATGGATCAGTTTATTGTACAGAAAGAGTTCGATTATACTGAGTTAGAAGTGAATAAAAGCGTAGATGTACCAAATAGAGGCGTAGAAGGTGTAAGGGGAGTTAATGGACAGACAACAAATCAATAAGGCCAAGAATGATGTGTCAAGGGCTGAGCGCGCTAGGCTGATCATGCAGGATGAGATGCTCCAAGAGGCTCTGATGGCAATCAAGGCTGATATATACAAGAAGTTCATGTCGACCAAGTACAAGGAAAGTGAAGACCGGGAAGAATTATGGAGGAAGTCTCAAGTGGTGGATAAATTTGAGCTGTATTTAGAGCGGGTAATGTCAGACGGTAAGATTGCCACTGCCACATTATCATCCCTGGAACGAGCTAAAAAGATCATAGGACTATAGGGTTAATTTATGAGCAACGAAGCATTAGAGTTTTTACGATCCAAGCGAGCGGCGAACACTGAGGAAGAGACTAATGGTGCACCCAATGCTAGTGAGGATGATCAAGCCGATGTTGACCCTCTCGAGACAGAGGAAACAGCGGAGGGCCAAGACTTTGAAGAGGTTGAGGTCGAATCGGATACTGAAGAAGCTGAAGCCGAAAGTGATGAGGAATCTTATTATCAGATTGATGATGAAGAGATTACCCTAGATCAAATTCGGGAGTGGAAAAGAGGCTATCTGCGAGAATCTGATTATACTCAGAAAACCCAAGCTGCATCAGAAGAAAGGAAGCAATTAGAATCTGATCGGTCCAAGTTTAATGAGAAGTATGAGCATCTAGGTGACGTAATTGGTCAATTAGAATCGCTTATACAGACGGAAGAAGAGTCCGTTGATTGGGATGCATTGATTGAAGAGGATCCATCGCAATACCTGAAGCTACAGAAGCAGCAGGCTAAGCGCAGGGAATCTTTAAAGGACGCCAAGCAGCAACGTGAGAGCGAAGCTAGTGAGGCTCAAAAGAAGCATCTCGAGAAACAGATGGATGAGGTAAGGCGATTGATACCCAAGTGGCTAGACGCAAATGGGGACGCTACGGATGTTATGCAAAAGGACGTAAAATCAATCAACTCATATCTATCTACAGTTGGCTTTTCAACCAAAGACATTAACCAAGTACTCGACGGCAAGATGTGGGCAGTGTTTAAGGATGCAGCTCAATATCACGCCCTTAAGGGCAAGAAGCCTGCCGTGGACAACAAACTTAAAAAGGCACCTAAAGTCATCAAGCCATCAAAGGGGACACGCAAGGCTCCAAAAGCTGCGCCTAATGATGAGATCCGTAAACGCTTTAAGCAGAGTGGATCTGAGCGGGATGCTATGGCCTTCCTCAAATCTAGGAGATCGTAAAAATGGCACAACCAGCAGATACATTTAGCACGTACGACGCAATTGGTAACCGAGAAGACCTAAGTGATTTCATCACCATGGTTTCACCTACTCGTACACCTTTCCAATCTGGCATTAGCCGACGTTCAGCTACATCTACTAAGGTAGAATGGCAAACTGATTCACTTGCTGCTGCAAGCGGAACCAATGCCGTGATCGAGGGTGATGACGCAACTACTGACGCATCTACTGCCACTACTCGACTATTCAACTACACGCAAATCTTGGATAAGGTGCCCCGTGTAACTGGTACTCAACGAGCCATGGACTCAGCTGGTCGAGCTGATGAGATGGACTACCAGATCATGAAGCGTACCCAAGAGATCAAGCGTGATTTTGAGACTTCTTTGCTTGCCAATAATGCACAGGTAGCTGGTAATGATACTACTGCTCGTGAATTAGGCGGTATTGAGTCTTATATAGCCACCAATGATGACTTTGGCGCAACTGGCGCATCACCTACTGGCGACGGTACTGATGCTCGAACCGACGGCACGCAGCGTGCTTTCACCGAGTCTCAATTGAAGACTGTAATCGCTTCATGTTTCGATAATGGTGGCGAGCCAGACATGATTATGCTTGGGTCTTTCAATAAGCAGGCTCTTAGCGCATTCTCTGGTGGGTCAACTCGTAACATCGATGCTACTGGCAAAACATTAGTCAACGCTATTGATGTGTATGTATCTGACTTCGGGACTATGGCTGTAATGCCTAACCGATTCCAGCGAGCACGCTCTGCTTTAGTTCTTGAAATGAATAAGTGGGAAGTTGCTGATCTACGTCCATTTGGCCGAGAAGATCTAGCTAAAACTGGCGATACTGACCGAGTTCAGTTGCTTATGGAGAGCACTCTAATCTCTCTTAATGAGCAAGCTTCTGGCGGCGTATTCGACTTGACTACTTCTTAATCATAGTTTAGGCGTCTTTCGGGGCGCCTCTTGTCATATTTCAGGAGATAAAAATGGCAACTTTCGACTTAGTTAAAGTCACATTGAGCGGGTACTTGGCTGACGTTTCTACTGCTGGACAGATTTACATCCCTGTCCCAGACGAAGCTGCTGGTGAAGTGTTCGAGATACGTACTGCTTTAAATGGAGCTATTGCAACAGGGGATGCTACATTAACCCCTAAAATCGGCGGCACCGCCATGACTAATGGAGCTATTACCATTACTCAATCAGGTAGTGCAGCTGGTGATGTTGACGTCTCAAGACCTACTGGCGCACGAACTGTTGCAGCTGGTGATGCTATTGAGATTGAAACAGATGGAGCTTCAACTAACGCTGTAGCCGTATCAATCACTGTAACCATTAAAAGGTAATCCGCATGCTTAAAATCACCACTGAAGGCACTGGAGCAACAACCGGTGGCTCTAGCGCAACTATAGCAATCCCTAATGATGCATCGGGTAATGCCGCTAGAACTGTGTTGGTGACTGTGGAGGGGAGTACGTATATACTCCCCGGACCTTCTGGTGCCACGGCAACCACAAGCTCTATCATTATCACCCCCGAAAAACCCATGGTATTTGATGTATTGGGCCTTACTCATATTGCTCATTTACAATTGACTGCCGCACAACGTATAACTGTCACTCCAGTGGAAGCATAGATATGAAGCGAATATTATCATCAGACGGCGATGTTACTGAGATTTACCATAAGGACGCGCACGACGAAGGTAAGTTTCATATTCAGCTTGTGCAGGATGTACAGCAATACATACGGGCCAATAAAGAACAGTTTAATGTGACTGAGAAGGGTACGTCATGGAAAGGCGATATGCACAAAGTCGCCTCCATACCTGAATCAGTCTTGGCTCAATGGTGGGTTGAGCTTGGCGCTAACCCTCTAGCGAAGGAAAATAGAGGTTGGTTAATCGCTAAACTAAACAGTAATGAGTTTAGGGCTCTGCGAACTAGGGCGGGACAGATATAATGCCATTTAGTAACTATGCTGATTTAAAGCAAGCTATTGAGCGATTCTCGCACAGAACTGATATCTCTGACGTGATAGATGATTTCATTGACCTCGCTGAGAACCGGATAGACAAAGAGCTTCAGTTAAGAGATAACGAGATTCGAGTCCAAGCTGCTGCCTCTACATCTAGCCGTTTCCTAGCTTTACCTGATCGATTCCTTGAGATGAGAATGGTGGAGCTTATTAATGGCAGCACTAGAACTGAGCTGCAATTTAAATCTCCAAGCGGGTTAAGACCTGTGTCTCGAAGTGACACATCAAGTATTCCTAAGTTTTACACAGTCACCTCGCAGCTGGAATTTGATGTAACCCCAGCATCTGCTTACACTATTGAGATGAACTATTTCGCTGGGATCATCCCGCTTGACGCAACAAACACATCTAACGACGTATTAACCAACTATCCTGATTTGTACCTATACGGGTCTCTTGCTGAGCTGTACACATGGGCTGGTGATATGGATCAGTTATCCGTCTATGAGCAGAAGTTTGCAGGCGCCATGAAGAAGGCTAACCAGCAAGAGAAGCGAGGAAGGTACGGGCCAGCTCCAGCCATCCAATTTGAAGGATTAGGGCCTTGACATACAAGACTGTACAAGTATCGCTCGTAGGCGCATCTAATCCTAATAGGACTAAGGCGATATCCTCCGAGAGAACGCTGAACATGTACCCGGAGGCAGTCCCTTCAGGCGCTTACCCTGAAGTGTTGCTACCATGGCCTGGGTCAAAGGTATTCTCTGATGGGTTGGGTTTAGGGATCCCGAGAGCGCTGCACACAGATGTGGCTACAGGCAATTTATACAAGGTAGTCGATACCACACTGTATGAGATATCATCATTAGGTGTTGAAACCTCAAGGGGCACAGTTACAGGGACAGGTAGAGTTTCCTTTTCATCAATAACTGACTCTTTAGGTACGCCTGGCAACAAGCTGCTTATAGCCACTAGTGATAATGGTTATGTATACAATATAACCACTAACTCTTTGACGAGAGTGAGCGACACATCCTACGCACCTGGCGGCACTGTTGCGAGTATAAATTCATTCGCTATATGGCAAAGGTTTGATAATGAATATGCAGTAGGTGACGTGGGCACCCCTGAATCAATACAGGGAGAAAATATATCAACGGCAATTAGTGATGCCGATGACATTGTTGCTATATATAGGTTCCGTGAAATAATCTATATGCTCGGCACAAGAACAACTGAGTCCTATTACATAGGGTCAGTCGGCACCAACCCTTTGGTACCTATACAGTCTGGTTTAATCCCTGTTGGCTTAATAAGTAAGTCAGCTATTACCAACAGCAATACTCACTTATATTGGATAGGGAACGATAAAAACCTGTATAGAACCACAGCATATGATAATCAAGCATTGATGCCGGCATCGATTGCAAGGCAGTTTGAAGCATATAATTTAAGTGATGCCCAGCTTAGGCATATTCATAGGGATGGCCAGGATTTCATCTTAATTATTACAGGCACAAAAACGTGGGTATTTTCTGAGACTACAGGCGCCTGGTTTGAGCTTGCGTATACTCCAGATGAGGAGACTTACTTGGGGTTTGATTATGCGTTTGCATACAATAAGCACTATATTCTTTCTAAGATTGATGGCCGTGTCCTTGAGCTAGATGAAGACCTATTCACTGACAACCTCCAGACAACCATCAGAGAGCGCGTGATAGCCCCGATCAATGGGTCTGCATTAGGTAAGAATGGCGGCAGGATGATGATGAGTCGTGCTGAGTTGATCATGGAGAGCGGTATAGGCTCACTTCCCTCCCCCGATCCGCTCATTATGTTTTCAGCATCAGTTGATGGAGGCCAGACATTCAGTAATGAGGATTGGGTTCGTGCCGGCAGAGAAGGTGAAAACCGGCTAAGAGTTGAGTGGTATAATGTTAACTCGTTCAGGCAAATACAGATCAAGATACGCACGTCTGACCCAAACTTTTTTACCTTCCATTCTTTGGCGGTAGACTTGAAGATGGCTGGGAGGTTTTAATGGTTAATGAAGTCGATCCATTTGTATTCCCCATTCCACCGCATCTATTAAATGACCCTATACAAGGGCCTTTATGGAGATATCTGCAAAGATTTCTGCATGATATTTGGAAAAAAACGGGCGGTAGTGAGGATGCTATAGGCAGCCAATCAACTCGTGAGTCATACCCGTTTCTAGATGATGAGGGCGATGCCGGCATTAATGTTATGGGATTCGCGCTAGAGATAGCCGAGGCCATTGACTTTAGGTCTACTGTACAAACAACCAGCTATACTGCAATACCGTTTGATTGGGTAATAGCCAGTAATGCAGCTACCATAACTTTCCCACAATACCCAGAGGATAGTGATGAGATAATTATCACCGTGAACGATACATCATCAATCCCTCTTGCTGGTAATGGGAAGACTATAGCTGGATGCCCAACTGGAACACTTAGAGAGCAGTATCTAACCATACACTTCAAATTCGCATTAGCTAACGATACTTGGTACCCAATATGAGCTTTCAACCAGTAAGAGATTACACTGGAGTAGGGTTTTTCTTAACTAATGGTGGCGGTACTGCTGACATGAATGTGGATGGCTCCATAGGAGGCACCCCCGATAATATTTATATTGATGACCCCACTACAAACTGGACAAACACAGCCTTAAGTGGTACTTGGGATTTCGGCAGTACGACTATCACTCCTCAAGGAGGCACGGAGTCCATAGAAGCAATTAATACTGTTGATGGCGATCAAATGCAGATTGAGAAATCGTCGACTGTAGATATGGATAACTTTACAGCAATTAGCGGGTATTTGTATCTAACCAGTTGGAATGATGTAAGGCATAACATCATGTTAGAACTCAGGCTGGCCGGCGTCCTCCAAGGTAATCCATTAGAGTTAAACGCATTCGTTGACACAGGTATTTTAAATGCATGGCAACAGTTTATTATTCCTAAAGCGTCTCTAGGTATTACTGATGAGCTAATCGACCAGCTTGTAGTCACCACTGGGGCCACTACTGGCTCGCCGCCAAACTACTATTTAGATACAATTAATATTGAGCAATC